TTAATGCCATATTTATATAGCAACGTTCCCTACTTTAAGGCATGGGTGCGGCGCGAGTATACTCATAACCATGAGGACTATCATGGTGAGTTTTTGCACGCGATGGTCGTTGGCGTAACGTCCATGCCTAATAGATGTCTGAGTTTCCAAGTTATGTTTACTGGAAGTGAAGCAGAAGGTGAAGAGGAAGATACGGTACATGGAGGTGCAATGTGGGCTAGGATGCCCATAACCGCTCTAGTTGCTGATATACCTTTAGAGGAATGGCCTGAACCAATGAACACATATGATGCTCAACCTTGGGATTGTTCATCACATAATCATGCTGTTTATGTGATAGACAGAGCTACGCCCTGCCCTTGGTTGGCTAAGATAGATAGTGAGTTTTTTCCTGCAAAATACTTATTTACAGTAGATTACTCCGAATCTGAGATAGCAGATGATCCAGCGCAGCATAAACAAAGTCATGTTTTGCAACTGCTTGATGCTGGTGAATGGACAGGAAACATCGTTGCCTTGCCTAACAATCGTGTAAGGGTTACACATCCTGCTTGGTTTGAGACAGGCGAAGGTGCGCCTCACTTCAAGCCTTCTCAGCATGTGCACTATTCAAAGAGTGATTTAGACTATACACTAGATGTGAACAGGATCTTTGATAACCTTTACAGTGAGGAAGAGTAATGGCTACTTCAAACTCAAGGGACTTTGCTCTCGATGTTTCAGACATTATAGAAGAAGCATATGAAAGGTGTGGGTTAGAGCTTCGCACTGGTTATGATGCGCGCACTGCACGCCGTTCTATGAACCTGATGTTTGCTGACTGGGCAAACAGAGGTGTTAATCTTTGGACTGTCCAACAGAACACAATAACCTTAACAAAAGGCCAAGCTACAGAAACACTAACAACAGATGTTGTTGATTTACTTGAGGTTGTTATTAGAAGAAGTGGTACTGATTTTAATATCATGAAAATTAGCCGAGGGGACTATTTATCTGTTCCAGACAAAACAACACAAGCGCGTCCTAGTCAATATTATTTCAACAGGCAAACAACTCCTCAAATAACTTTGTGGCCTACACCAGAAAACAGCACCGATCAGTTAGTGTATTACTATGTTCAAAGAATACAGGATGCTGATACGCTTACTAATGATGTAGATCTTCCTTTTCGTTTCTTGCCTTGCGCTGTTGCTGGGTTGTCATACTACCTTGCATTAAAGAAGAATCCTCAACTGGTTCAGTTGTTAAAAACTGTTTACGAAGAAGAGTTTCAACGAGCCGCTGATGAGGATGAAGATAGAGTGTCTCTTAAACTACAGCCTGATATTCAATATTTGAGGGTGTAATGGCTTTTGCCTCTGGTAAAAATGCATATGGCATATCAGATCGTTCTGGTTTTCGTTATCGTTTGCGAGACATGAAAACCGAATGGAACGGTTTTAAAGTTGGTTCAGATGAATATGAAGAAAAGCACCCGCAGCTAGAGCCTAGAAGAAAAGTTGTTGACCCACAGGCTTTACGAGATCCTAGACCAGATACTACGACTGAAACCCCTGTTCAAAGGCTTTTAATTATAAACGCTTTTCAGTCTGGAGCGGCTGGATCTCCTGTGGTTACGGTGTTTGAACCTTCTCATGGTCGCAGTACATCTGACGCTGTTGTTTTTCGTAAAGTGGAGGCATTTGATGGGTTTTCAGAAGCTAGTCTTGAAAAGGCTGCCGGATATACGATTACGGTTATTGACGATGACTCCTATACAATCACCATCACAGGAGGAGAAACAGCAACGGTCGGTGGTGCACGAGGCGGCGGTAATCATGCGACCGTTGGGCCAGGTACAGCAACAACAACAACGGCATCGACCTTTGATGCGACAAATGTTACACTTGATTCAGCAACTAAGACTTTTGATGAGGGTTAAATGGCAAAGCAAACAGTAGGAATTGGTTCTGCCGCAAATGATGGTACTGGTGATACCCTTCGCGCAGGTGCTGACAAGATAAACGATAACTTCAACGAAATTTATAATGCGTTGGGCAACGGCACTGCGCTGACAGACATTATTGATACAAATGGTGTTATTGACGTTAGTTCTGGTGCGAACAAGATTGTTTTTTATTACAACGCCCTTACTGACCTGCCGAGTGCCTCAACATATCATGGAGCAGTAGCTCACGTTCACGCAACTGGTGGATTGTATTTTGCTCACGGTGGGGTTTGGATTAGGTTAAACGATGAAACTACTGGTCCTGTTACCAAATATACGGCGGGTGTAAATGGCTCTAGTGCCTTTACCTTTACTGGCCCTGGAGCAACTTCTGGAGACAACCCAAATTTTACTTTTTATAAAGGTCATACTTACCTAATAGACAATTCGTCTAATGTGGGAAGTCACCCTTTGCAGATTAGAACCTCCAACGGAGGGTCTGCATTTACAACAGGAGTTACAGAAAATTACAACTCTACTTCTGGGTTAACGCAGTTTATTGTGCCACACGAACCAAGTGATACTTCACTAGTGTACCAGTGCACCAATCACAGCAGTATGGTTGGAAACATAACAATAGTATAGCGAGTAAGTAATATGTCATTCACATACGCAGAACTAAAACAAGCTATACAAGACTTTTCAGAAAACACTGAAACATCTTTCGTTACGAACTTGCCTGTCTTTATTCGTGGCGCAGAAGATCGTATATTTACTATGGTGGATTTGGAATTGTTTCGTAAGAACGCTACATCTGCGCTAAGTAACAATGACCCGTTTCTATCCGTTCCTTCTGATTATCTTGCCTCATTTTCTTTGCAAATTACCACCGCTGGTAGTCAAGATTTTTTATTGTTTAAAGATGTCAACTTTGTTCAACAATACAATTTAGATAAAGGTGCAAACGGTGCTCCAAAATATTATGGTGTATTTGATGTAGATAACTTTATTGTTGGTCCTACACCAGACAGCAACTACACAGTTGAACTTCATTATTATTACAGGCCTGCCAGCATAACTGCGGGGTCAGATTCAGGAACATCATGGTTGAGCGAGAACGCCCCTAACGCTCTTCTTTACGGCTCACTTGTAGAAGCGTATACTTACATGAAAGGTGAACCAGACATGATGCAGTTGTATGAACGAAGGTTCTTACAAGAAATTCAGCGTTTGAAAGACTTGGCAGAAGCTAGAGAAAACTCAGATGCGTATCGCAGGGGCTTACCCGATAGGCCAAGGACTTAGGAGTAACAAATGGCAACAAGCAACGCAGCAACCACATATCTTGAGAATAAAATACTTAGTTTTATTTTTAAGAACAATGCTGGTTCATTCGCAACACCAGGCGACAGCATATATGTCGGCTTGGCAACAGCGGTTTCTGACGCAGAAGCTGGTTCTTTAACAGAGGCAACCTTTGGTTCGTATGCGCGGCAGCAAGTTACAGCGGCAAACTGGACACTAGCTTCTTCAAGCGCAGACCAACAGACAGTGACCAATGCGGCTAACATCGAGTTTCCAGCATCAACTGGAACTAGTAACACTGTGACACATGCTTTTCTTGTAGATGCAGCATCAAGCGGTAACATCCTATTTGTTGGTGCGCTAGACGCGAACAAAACTATTGCTACGGGGGATATCTTTCGTATCAACGCTGGGAATCTTACAATCGAGTTGAAGTAATGGCTCTTGTTCTGAAAGATCGCGTGAAAGAAACAACGACCACAACAGGCACTGGCACATATACTCTTGCTGGTGCGGTAGGTGGCTTTGAGGCGTTTAGCCAAATAGGTAATGGTAATACTACTTATTATGCTTGCACGGATGGAACTGACTTTGAGATTGGTATTGGCACCTACACTGCATCTGGTACAACCTTGGCTCGTACCACAATATTGCAGTCTAGCAATTCCGATAACGCGGTTAGTTGGACATCAGGCACACGAACCATCTTCTGCACGTTGCCAGCAGAGAAGATGATTTTTAATGATGCAAGCGGAACTGCGCAGAACTTTACAGAACAAGATCCGAATGCGTTAGCATTCGCAATAGCATTGGGGTAAAAAATGGCAAACGCATTTAAAACATTCACGGCGAAAAACATTGGCACCGAGCCATCAGGCGAAGTGACCTTGTACACCTGTCCTTCTTCTACAGAAACCACAATCATTGGCCTTAATATTTCTAACATACTAACAGTATCAATTACGGTTACCGTTGAGTTTCATGACGGCGGCATAAGCAGTCCAGAAACAACTAATCTAAGACACATTGTGAAAAACGCAATCGTGCCTGTAGGCTCATCACTTGTTGTGGTTGGTGGTGACCAGAAGATTGTGATGAATGCTACTGATGCCTTGAGAGTACATGCGTCACAAGACAATTCTTGTGATGCGGTTCTATCTGTATTGGAGATTACCTAATGGCACTTAGCACGATTGATACAAATCAGATTAAGGACGGCGGTGTTTCTAACGCAGATATTGCAGCATCAACCACCACTAACCCGTTTCGCACAAACGCTACCAGCATTACCAGCGACCTTACTGTAGCTTCTACAGAAAACGCAGGGGCGTTTGGACCAATAACCATCTCCGCTACAATCACTGTTAATGGAGTGCTGACCGTTGTCTAGTAAGATACTTGTAGATGAGATAGTGGGCAAAACTACTGGCTTTACTTCTATTACCAGTGGGTTAATCGGAAAAAGTGCAATTTACGGTTGGAACTCTACTGATACCACTTCTGTTTCAAATAGTACTGTTACCGTAGTTAATTTAAGCACAACTAACCATAACTCAAATGGTATCACAACAGGGGCAAACAATCGCTTAATACCAACCAAGTCGGGTACATATTTTATGTTTACTATGGCGCAAGCGACTGGCACAGGTAGTCAGGGATACACGCCAACTATGTATATATATAAAAACGGAAGTTCTTTTAGCTCTAGGGGTAGCATAAGAAATTATGCAGGAAGTTGTACTCTTGATTTTCCTACACATATGTCGGTTGTAAGTGCCAACGGCAGTTCAGATTATTTTCAAATGGCACTTTGGCAAAACAGTGGAAACACTTTTAGTGTAAATGGTGGAAGCGTGTTTATGTTAAGGGTGGGTGACTAGCATGGCATCAGAACTAGGCGTACAGACCATACAGCACACCAACGGCACAGATGCTATGACTATTGACAGTAGTGGGCGTATTTTGACACCAGCAAGGCCAGCTTTCTATGCCACCAGAACTGGAACTACTGTTACATCAGGAAATGATTATCCTTTTGATAATGTAGTTACAAATATTGGAAGTCATTACAATTCGTCCACAGGAAAATTTACAGCACCAATAGCGGGTATGTATTTTTTTAGTGCTAGTATTTTAGCAATGGATGATACCACCGCTAATGGTTTTATAATTGCAAAAAATAATTCTAGCACTGAATTAGCAAGAGCTAGGTCACACACAAGTACATCACAAAAACATAACACAATTACTTTAAGCGTTACCGTTAGTCTTTCCGCAAGCGACACTGTTTATTGTCATGTTAGTGAAGGCAGTATGTACGGTGGTGGTGTTGCCGCTTGGAGTACTTTTAGTGGGCATTTGGTCGGATAGGGGAACAGGATGACTAGCATAATCAAAGTCGATACTATCCAAGATTCTTCTGGCGGCACTGCAATTAACATGGGTGCTGGGTCTGTTGTTCAGATACAGACGTTTCAAGCTTTTGTAAATTCATCTTCACACATAGAAACCAATTCAGGAACAGCCGCACAACTAGGTGATGGTACTCCCTTTGACAACGCCCAAGTTACAATCACCCCTAAATTTTCAAACAGCAAAATACTTGTAGAAGTTTTCTCTAGCATGGTTTTTTGGAATGCTAATGTTGCTCTGTCTTGGGAACTTTATAGAGACAGCACAGCCATTGTTTCACGTTCAACCGATTATGCAGTGCCAAACTATTATGGATGGGTTTATCATTACGACAATAACAGCAATCATTATGGGTCATCCTCTGCTCGTCATATAGATACTCCGAGTACAACCTCTGCAATAACTTACAAGTGGTACCACAGCATCGGCTATGGGTCTGGAACTTGTTATAGTGTTCATGGTGGTGGTCAATATTCAATGACAGCTACAGAAATAAAGGTGTGATATGGCATACATAGGCGCACAACCAAATAAACAGCTAACGAAGACAACGAGTCAGTCCTTCAACGGCACAGGTTCGGCGACCGCGTTTACACTGAATCGCGCCGTGAACACTGGTGAGGAGCTAGAAGTATTCGTTGACAACGTGCAGCAGGAGCCTGGGTCTGGTAAGTCATACACAGCCACAGGAACTACCCTGACGTTTGATGAAGCTCCGCCGTCTGGCACAGGTAACGTGTACGTCATCTATCGCGGTCAGGCAGAAGTAACCACACGGCTGGAAGCACCCGACCTTTCTATAACAACTGCGAAGCTGGCGGCTGATGCTGTGACTACAGCAAAAATTACTGACGCAAATATAACTAATGCTAAAATAGACACAATGGCGGCAAGCAAACTAACAGGTGCGTTACCCGCTATTGATGGTTCATCTCTTACTGGCTTAACCAGTGGGTTTACTTTTTTATCTGACCAAACCTTATCTGGTAACAGTCAGGTTACTTTCACAGGAATACCCAGTGGCGTAAATATAGTTAAAGTTATTATTGGTAAAGCTAGTGGTAGCACAACCGCAAGTCAAAGAATAAGACTTGGAGATAGTGGAGGTATTGAAACTACCTCATATATAAGAGGCGATGTTTATGGGGCTACAGGAGTAGGTAGTAGCAGTGACGCAAATGCAGATTCTTGGAGATTAAATTCTTGGTCAGGTGATAGTAATATTATTTCACACCAAGGCGAGTTGGTGCGATTAGTAGGAAACCAATGGTACTGGAAGGGCTTTGCTTTAGTTCATAATGCGCCACAATATTTTGTTGAATGGCAAGGATTCAAAGAACTTTCTGGTGAATTAACTCAAATACAATTTTTTCTAGGTGCTGGAACTTTTGATGGTGGTTTCATGCGTGTAGCGTATCAATAGGAGTTTGAAATGCCATTAAGCAAAATTAAAACAAACTCTGTAGCTGACGAGGTTTTTGAAGCAGGGTCTAATTTTATAATTAATGGTGCTATGCAGATTTGGCAACGTGGCACATCTACTGATACAATTTCTAACGGGGGTTATCTTTGCGACAGATGGAGAATTAACCACAGTGGTACTGATGGGAATGTGGATGTAGATAGGTCAACTGATGTTCCAGCGGGTAAAGGGTTTGGATTTTCTCAAAAAATTAGCATGGACGCATCTGAATCATCTCTGGATGCTGGTGATCAAATTCGTGTTATACAGCGAATAGAGGGTCAAAACCTTCAATCTCTTAAAAAAGGAACAAGTAGCGCAGAATCAGTTACTATTTCATTTTATGTTAAGTCTAGTGTAGCGGCTACATATACGGTAAATATTAGGGATGAAGACAACGATAGAGATAATTCAAAAACCTATACAATAGACTCCGCTAATACATGGGAGTTTAAATCTATAACTTTTACAGGTGATACAACTGGTGCTTTAGACAATGACAATGGCAGAAGTTTTGATTTAAATTTTTGGATTGATGCTGGAACTAGTTTTACAAGCGGTACGTTTTATAACGGCACTTGGGGTGCTGGTGATAACACTAAGAAAGTAAGTGCTACTACAGGCTGGTTAGTAAGCACCTCACCTGAATGGTACATTACAGGTGTTCAGATGGAAGTAGGCGAACAGGCTACACCATTTGAGCATCGGCCCTTTGCAGATGAGTTGGCTAGGTGCAAACGCTACTTCCAAAAGGTTGAGCCAAACTCTATTTATAGTTCGTACGGTGCAACTTACAACTATGTTCACTGGACTTTCTCTCCAGAAATGAGAGCAAATCCTACTCTAGCTGGCGATGTGGTTGGAACTTCAGATGGGGTTAATACTAGATTTGCACAAAGATATAGTTCAGGTAATAACTATGCTTATTTCAAAGGCTCTTCAACCAGAGCGACAGCAGATGCGGAGTTATAAATGGATATCACATCAGCACAATACATCAGAAATAGAGAAGACACCGATAATATAGTTATTGTCGCAACTATTGACAGCATTTCTATGGAAGTTCCACTAGACCCAGCCAACCGTCATTACGCAGCAATTCTTGAGTGGGTAGCTGAAGGTAACACCATTCAGGACGCTGACTGATGTTTGGCTCTTATGCGATAGCTGAAAACAGTATCGCTACCGATGGCAT